ATTTCACGACAAACAAGATCCCAGAGATCTTGGTCTATTTGGACATCCACTTGTCCTTTATGCCATGCTTGTTTGGCAAATGGACACAGTGGTATCCCATTTAGTCCTTCTTCAGCAGAAGACAGGGTTTCTACCCAGCTTCCTATCCACTGATTTATTTCTTCTTTTTCCAATTGACACGCTTCGATGATGTTTTTTTCTTAATAGCAGATTTTGCGCTTGATGACTTACACTGTGCCATCGTTGGACGACAGGCAGGATATGCTCGTTTACTACCACCTTTGGCAGACTTACGACCGCACGGTTTGCCGGTTTTACAATCAACCCAGCCTTTGCCTTTGTTCTGTCCAAACCACTTACGAAGTTCGGCACCTTTCTTTGTCTTGCGAACAGCCATTAGTATTTCTTGGCCTTTTTACTGCCAGAAGACTTTTTCTTCTTCCCACCGGTGCCCCAGTTTTTAGCACCGACTTTTCTACATTTTGCAATGGCACCGCTCGCATATGCGCTCGGAAATACCTTATAACGAGCTTTGACCTTTTTGTAACATGCGTCTTTTGCCACTTTCTTTCCTCCTGGTTTCGACACCTGCTTGGAGATGTTTGATCTACTGATTGTCATTTTAACAAATGTTCAGCGACAGCAACTCCAATAATCAGTGCCGCCAATCCCCACATACGAAGATCAAGTTTTTCTAGATAAGATTTGTGGTCATCTAGTCGCTCTTCGATTCGTTTATACCGAAGAGTACATTCAGCCTCATGCTTTTCCAGTTGTTTAAGAACTTCTTCTGGTTTCATAACTACCACTTCTTACAAGACCAATATTTAGCCTTGAGTTTGCTCAAGGTGCCTTTGTCGCATCCATGTCTTGCGCGGAAAGACTTACGCGCTTTTGGATTTGACTTACGGATCTTCATGTTGGCATCGCCAAAACGAACAATTTTTTCTTTGCCATTTTCACACGCCTTAACAACAAACTTCTTGCCACCAGAAACTTGGCGCTTTGGCTTGTTACATTTCATTTTGGACTTGTCGATCTTTGCCATTACAAAGGTCCTTGTTCGTTAACTATCACGCCTTCAAACGTAGCGGAAACAGCATTGATTTGGTTTTTGTTACAAATAGCTCGGACTTCCAAATCATATTTTTCAGGAAGGCGGAGAGGATAATAGAAAGGGAATAGTAGTTCTGCACCAGTAACATCAGCCTTAATTGCGGTGCGGAATACTTCACCCGGTGGTCGAATCATAAAACGGACAGTCATAAAAGCACCAGAAGTGTCGGTGCCGTGAGTTGTTGTACCGTTGTTTATGTATAACGATTTACCGGCGGGGACGGTGTATACCGCCATCAGAGTTTGGTTTTCACCAAGAGTGATTCGGGCATAAGTGGTGCCTGTGTTTGTTATATTTATAGTGCCTAGTGGTGTCTGTGCTCCGGTAATAAAAGCCCGAAAAACTCTGATAAAGAAACCGTCTGTTTCGGCAGTGCCGCTACCGTTTAACGTAACGGTTTCTGTGAGTTCATTATAATCTGCGTCTAGTCCGCTAATAACCACCTGGACGTCTTCGTCATTTGCCCCGTCTGTGCTGGTCGCTGTCATTTTTACAGCAGAAGACGGGTAAGCATATATGCCGCCAACGTCCCAAACAGTCTCGTTAACATTAACGATGTTTGAGTTATAGCCATACTTAAATAAAGTAGAGTGGCCGGGGATTTGCCCCCGAGCCACCTGAAGCTCAAACGGTTCGCTTGTCCCGACCTGCGATATTGATCTTAGATCGTAAACACCCATTTGATCACCTACGAGAGAATAATCGTGAGTTCATTAGAGGCTCCCGTAAAGGCTGAGACAAAAACACCCTCAGACGCAATAATGCCGTCGTCTGGAATGTTCATGACATGGTGACCTGTAGGAAACTTTTGAGTGATCAAAGTATCTCCAGTAGCACTTCCATTTTTTAAAGTGAAAGAACCTGCAGCTGCACCATAAATAACAACCTGTCTTAGACGAGAACGCTCAGGACCGACGACCGCAGCCGTCGTCCCCTGAACCCAGTTATATGCTTTTACTGGACCAGCCATTACAACCCCCTATTAGATAGAGTTGTTGTTGTTCTGAATGTATTCCACAGTCACATAACCCGCACCAGTAGTACCTGCTGAGAAGTCAATGAAAATAGATACGTCAGAAGAGCCGACATTTGCCCAAACGTCTGAGTCAGCAATAGTCCCTGTAGAACCATACTTAAACACGTTTGCTGCAGTTCCAGCCGCTAGACCACTGAACAAATTCGTAGAAGTCGAGTTTGTTCCCATGCTGATGTTTGCTGCTGCTGTCGCAGTCGTGATATTGATGATGATTTCTGTAATCTGGCTGTTCGCAGGAATAGTGATACCTGTATCAGCAGCAGTCGTTGACTGCGTCCAAGTTGCGGTTTGAGCCATTTTTACGAAGCCTACGTTTGCAGACGCGCCTTCGCGAACAGAACCGGCCTTAATAGGACCAGAAAAGGTAGTTGTTGCCATGTCAATCTCCTGTCGTGGCTAGTGTCGATCACAATGATCGTCAGAAGTTTCTCAGAGTATACCCATAAAAAAAGGGAGTGCATAGCACTCCCAAAATAGGGTTGAGGGTAGCCCTATGAGTGTTCGTATATAAAAACACAATAAAAAAGGGGGCACAAGGCCCCCTCTTCGTTGTAGTTTTTAAACTACTTATGCACCCTGCGATCCGAACACACAGCGTGGATCCGAGAATCCAAAGCTGTAACGCTCACGCGCCTTGAAGCGCATGTTGCCTGTGTCGAAGTCTGCTTCCATGTTTGTAGAAAGCGGAGTGCGCTCAAAGTGGACAAAGCCACGAGGAGCATCAGTCATAACGAAGAACGCATCTGGATCTGTTAGGAAGTCGTTAACGGCATAGCCATTAGGCAACATTCCCATTGAACGGATAGCGTTTACATCGTTGTCTGCTGTGCCAACGCGAAGATTAGACACCATCAAACGCTCTGCGATGAATTGAAGCTGACGTGGAATAATCAGCTTAGTGCCACGAAGAGCAACCTTGAGTCCACGCTCATCAACAAAACCAGCGATGTTAATCAAAGAATCTTCAAGAGAAGTCTCGTTTAAATCGGCCTGTGTTGTGAATGTGTTGGCAAGTGTGCCACCAGACACAAGAGGGTGCGCTGTAGAACAAAGTGCTACACCGTCACCACCTGCGTTTGCGCCAGCAGAGAATGCGTTGTTAAGAACATCCGCAGCCTTGACCTGCTTAGTGTGAGCCATTGAACGAGCAAGAGCACGAGTGTAACGAGAGCCAAGACGATCATACAGATTGTCTTCAATCGCTTCTTCAGTGATCGAGAATGCAAGTGCAACAGTCTCGTGGTTGTAACGCGCTGTGTACGCTTCTTGTGCATCATCAAAGCTGACGTTAGAACCTTCAGACTTTGTTGGTGCTGTGCCGAAGCCAGACAACATTACCTCTTCTTCAAACGCACGGTCAGAAGATTCAGTAGTGTAGATCTCAGCGTGTTGATTTTCGTATCGGGAATACTCCATGCCAAAGAGGGCATTGAGTCCCGGTTCTAACTCTTTAGCGAGTTGAGCGCGAGAAATAGCCATGATTTAGCCCCCTTATACGCCAGTAACACTAACAGTACCCTGAACGATAGAACCGTTCGGAGCATTGAAGTGGTTGTTGATACGAACAATCAGCGGGATACCTGCGACTGTGAAGTCAGAGTTTTCTGCCTGATCCATAACGCCAACAATACGGAGCGCATGAGCAGCCGTTGCAGCAATCGTGTTCAGGTCCGCTGATGCAGACGAAATACCAGTTGTATCGTCACCTGAGTTACCGTTAGCCAACTGAATGTTTGCGAAGACCGCAGCGCGGACTTCTGCTTCAGTATTTGCCGCCGCAACTACGTTAGATGTAGCGATAGTGAACAACTGATTTGGGTTGTCATAAACAAGGGCTTTGACTGGATAGTTAGAATCCGCGCCAGAACCAGGCCAGTAGTTAGAGAAAACAACTTCACCAGTTGTCGAGCTAACGTACTCACATCCGTTAAACACGCCCAAGATAGACACAGTACCACCCGCTGCTGCTTGGAGGTCATCAATGACCCCGTCTGCTGTAGGGATGACTGCCATGCCCTTATAAATCTTGTTTGTGTTTGTCGAAGCGATACGATACTCGGTCAAACCAGTGGAGTTAGGTGCTGAACCCAGCATACCATATGGACGTAGTCCAAAGGCTCCATTTGCATTTGCCATGAGATTTTACCTCGTAAAATTACTCCGAGTCGCTAGTGCGACCACCAAAACTTACCCGACTTTGTCGGTTTGCCGACATCGGCATAGAAGGATGTTGTTCCTTCATCATGTCTTGATCAACAGCAGTCATTTGTTCGCGGGTCCGGTTCCCGTAATACTCGGATCTTTCTTGTGCTGTTTCAGCAGGAATCCGGCAAAGCATTAAGCCTCCCTGACCAATGACTCCTGCATGTTTACCCTCGTCAATGACGGGGTATTGGTATTCCGGGTACTCTTCTGCCCGGACTGGCTCCCAGCCTTCACGAAGACGGCTGTGAACATTCATGGCGTCGTCTTCATTACGGATAGATGTCCGAATCCAACGATGCACATAACCCTCTGGAGGGTTAGGGGCTTCCAACCGACTTGGTGGTGCCCAAGGTTTTCTGCGCTCTTCAGTTGAGCGGGTCTTTGCTGCGCGTGGTGTGCGTGTATTTTGTTCACTCATAACAGTTCTCCTTAGTCCTTAACATACTTCGCGTATTCTTCTAGCGGAACATTAAGCTTCTTAGCCATTGCCACTTGAGAAGGACTGAGCTTGACTGTTCTGCGCCCTGATGGTCTTCGAGAGGCGGAAGTATCAGCAGAGGCGACCTGACTACTTCTACCTTTTTGACTTTTGAACTTATGCGGAAACTCCGCAGAAATTCTCTTGTCGATCTCATCATAATACTCATCAGAAGTTGGGTCAAACCCCTCTTCTTCCACAAGTTTACGATGGATTCCAAAAGCGGCATAAGTCATGACCTCGTCTTGACCAAACCACTCGTTCTTTGTAGCCCAATCCTGAGCTTTTGGATCAGGCTCTGGGGCAGCTTGTTGTTGCTGCGGTGCAGGCTGTTGAACCTGTCTTTCTCCAGAATCTTCTGGCTGTTGAACTTGAACCCGTTCCTGGCGTTCTTTTGCCAGGCGATAGCGTTCTTGCTCAATAGAAATCTTTGACAAAGCTTGTTGTGCTTCAAACAGTTTTTCTGTGTCGCCCACTTCGTGCGCCTGTTTGTAAGCTTGCTTCGCCAAATTAAGCTGGTTTTCAAGACGATTGCCGTACTCAGACAAATGCGCCTGTTGAGTAGAGCCAATCTGAGCCTTTAGCTTTTCGTTTTCTTCACGAAGAACCTGAGCTAATCGAGCAGCTTCTTCTTTATCCCGCTCTTCTTGCCGATATTTTTCGGTAAGCTTTTTGATGCGCTTTTGTACATTCTTACTGTACTGTTCGTGCTCATCTTCTGCGGGTTGTTGAGCTTCTCTTTCAGGCTCTTGATCCTGTCGTTCGTCCTCTGAACTGCTTGCTTCAACAGTTTCTGGGAGTTCAACTTCGACATTATCGTCCTCTGGTGCAGCAGTTTCCTGCTTTAAATCTTCCTCAGACATTCATTATATCTCCTGGCTCTAGGATTGTAGCGATGACTTCATCATCGTTGATTATTCGGATCTCCCCGCCGTCAATACGGAAACGAGAACCAGAATAACGCCCAATGCACACCCAATCGCCTTCTTTGCACCAAGGTTGATTGTCCTGGAACTTGCTAGGGTCTTTGTATGCAAGAGGTCCTACTTTCAAAACGTATGCAACTACCGTTGCTAACTGTTCTCGCTTCAACACTTCGTCTGGCAACACAATGCCACCGTCCGTTGTTGCTTTGCCTTGATAAGGCATGACGAGAAGTCGCCAGCCTGTAGGCTGCGGTAACCGTTCTGTCAGTGATTTGTCTATGAGGGAGGGGTCTAGGACGCGGTCTTCTTCTGTAACGTATGCGTCTTCAATTTTTAAGGAGGTGCTCGACATCTTCTTCACTTTTCTCCAGCAGGGCTTTCATTTCGTCTTTGGCAAAGCGCAAACCCTGTAGCACTCCAACCAAATTGCGGTAGGTCTCATAGTCTTGAGCCGAACCGTTTGCTAAGTATTCCGAGACCGTTTCTTCACGATCTCCAAGCGTCTTATACATCGCTTGTGCAAAAGTTACAATGTCCATAGTTATAATATATCGTGTTCTGATCCATCTTCAGCATCTGTGATAGGACCACCCTCGGCCCAACTGTCACAGGTGTTTTCCTCGTGACACATGAATTTGTACATCTGGCAGTAGCCCAGGCTTGGGTTGTTGCCAATACATTCCATGATGTCGTGTGTCTGATTATACGCAGCACAAGTGCCGCAAGTCTCAGACAAAACAAACGCCGCGCCTGAGTTTGGCTCACGGTAGTTCGCCTCTTCAATCGCGTGTTGCTTGTTCTCTTCGTTGACCTCTGAGTCAACTGTTGCAGGAGGACAGGTCTTCCCGTCCTCTGTCTGCTCCATCTTGTCTACAGGCATTCCACCCAAGGAAATGGTTAAACTGATCATCAGTATGTCCCGCTGAACTTCTTACCTTGAATTGCGGAACGGCCACCAGCGCAAACCGATCCGCCGTCTTTGAACCCTGCTTCACGAGCGGAGCGTTCAAACTCCATCATACGTTCGACGGCACCGGGATCACGATGCTTTTCAAACTGAGGAGGACGGGGTTTAGTACGATCCCCCTTGGTTGGATACTTTTCCTGAATACTGCCCTGCTTCATTTCACCAAGTCTACGAAGCATCTTTTCAACGGCGGCGGTGCGGCCTTTCTTGTTGATCCGCTCGACCTTGACTTTGCCACCATCTTTAAAACCTTCAACGCCGCGGCCTTTTAAAATGTCCGCACGAGTTACCTTGCCATCGCCTGTCAAATCAGGGAACTTTTTCTTGCCTGGCATTACTTCTTACCCTTTTTGTCTAAGAAACCTTCAACAGCACCGCCACCAAAGTAAAAGCCTAAGATGATCAGCATCGCGTAGTTGATACTAAACTGCTCCATAACTTTTGTCACGGCCTCCGGATCACCCTGCCCAGAAATCGTCATCGCAAGAACTAGGACGTAGCTGCCCAGAAATGTCAGACCAAACATCAGAGCAAGGTACCGCTGGGCAATCTTGAAAGGAGCATAGGCATTCATTAAGTCAATTTTTGCTTTTGACTTTGCTGCAATCTCTTCTTCCGTTGAGGTATGCATTGAGTCAATCAGATCCATGCCCTTTTCAATGACATTGCCTGACCCAAGCATTTTACTAATCACACCAATCATAGTTATCTCCAGAATTACTTCATTGTAATCTGATCTGTTTGAACACAAACTGCTTCATAGTTAATTTTTGGCTCTGGAGCTGTAGCCATGAATGCATCACGCATGTCAAAGCATTGCTCCATCGTCACAAAATGACCTCTCGGCATAACATAATAGCGTTCACTATCCAACAATATAACAAACAGTGCCCATGTGAGCATGTCTATACTCCTCGACTCGTCCAAGTCTGTCATAGATCTCTAAAACCATTGTGGACTTTTTTGAATCAATTGGAAGTTCTTTTGATTGAGCCTGGCTCGGAGTGACTGGACAAACAACGTCAGGCTTTCGATACGCAGGGTGAAAGGGGCTAATGAACAGGTCGCTCACTCTAGCCTCCCTTGTTTGTGATTAACCAGTAAAGGAAGTAACCACAAATCCCAATAGCAGAAAGAGCAGCAACGGCAATAGTAATACCAAGAGTCCATTCTTTAATAAGTCTTTTCTTACGGGCTTTCGCCGCGGCAATCCGTTTGCGCTCATTTTCTTTAAGCTGTTTCCTGTTAGCGATAAACTTTTGGTAGTCACCCCAAAGGCCCGCACGTCCACTGTAAATAAAAATGGTGCGGATCTCTTCTTCACGTTGACGTATTTTTTCGAGTTCAAAGAAGGCTTCCATGTCTCCCTGGTCAGCCTTCTTTTGTATCTCTTCTTTTGCGTCAGCAAGCTTTGTAAGCGGTTTGCCTAGTTCGCCAACAGAGTTAACGTGCCCTGCAAATTCCTTGATGGCCCCTATCGCTTCATTCGCTACTTTGACTGCTGCGATAGCTTCAAAGATCACGGCCTTATCCTCTGTTTCGTTGACTCACTCGAATACGTTCCAAATTAACTGCTGCGCGTTGATTCGCGATATCTTCTTGTGACTCAATTCTAGCAGCATCTGTCGCTGCTTTCTGCATCAATTTCTGCTGTTCAAGTTGAGCATCCACCTCATCCTTGTCAGCCTTGCGCTCTGACTCCATCGCCTTGATTGCAAGTTCTTGCTGTCGGATTGCTACAAGTGGGTCTTGTTGATCGCCTTGTGGCATCAATGCCTGAAGCATTTGCGCGTTAAGCTGTGCTTCTAACTGCGCCACTGCATCTTCAATGTCCTCTGGGGTCATCTGGAATGGCACACCCTGCATCTGCGCTTGCATCTGCGCTTGCTGTACTTGCTCTTGAATCAGCTCACGAGCCTTAAACGCGACGTGCTCCTGTAAATGGCCCAGGAACATGCCGTAAGCCTGCGGAGAAGCCTGTACAAGCGGCAATTGCATAAATTGAATGTGGTTGCTCATGTGGGCGTCATGATCCTGCTGTGGGAACGCCTGAAGCATCTCACCGGCCAATGCACGAGCATTCTCGATACTCGGGTCAGTAGGCTGTGGTTGAGGTGGTGGCGGCAAAATCTCATCAATGTTCTGCACTTCCAACGCCTGATACATACGTTTGTACGCGGCATGTAAATTGTGCATCTGTGGATTGGACTGAGCCAACTGCAGCTGAGTCTGAGCAAGCGTCACCCGCTGTGCCATAGAGAAGATGTTCGGATCAGAGACCGGGATAACATCAATACGGTCGTCAAAGTCCGCTTGCTTGATGTTTTGATCCGCTCCTATCACCTGATACGGATAATTTGGCGGCAAATAATCACGAATAAGTGATGAAATGAGACGGAACTCTATCTTTTGCGCATAATGAAGACGCTTGTGAATCGCCGACATGACCTTCATGCCGCGCTCAAGCATCGCCACAGTCGTCCCGACCGGCATTTCTTGATTCATGTTGCTGACTTGCTGATCTGCAATTGAAACAAACCTGCGGCCAGACTCAATCAATACGCCTAAGAGTTGTGCGAGGGTTGCCGACGGCTCTTTGTACGGGAGAGGGATGATTGAATTCCGTATGTCTCCGCCAGGAGCGTCAATGTCCCGGAACTCGCCAGGTGCAATCGGTTCGTCATCATTGCGGACTCGAATGCCCCGCGCTTTGAAGCCGGAAGGAAGGTTCGCCAATGTACCCGCATCAATCAACTGCCTCAAAATTGAAGTTGCTGCTTTGCCCAGCCCTCCAATCATGTGGATCAGGCCGAACCCATAAAACCCTAACCCTGGCAAGAACTTGTAGTGGACAAAATACTGTTGCTTGCGCTTCAGTGGGTCGCCTTCTGCATAGTTCCTGCGAATTGACAGGATCTCACCAGATCCCTGATCTAACGTCACAATGTACGGAAGCTTGATCCCTGTCGGTTCGCCAGTTTGATCTGTGTCCTCGAAACCTTCAAGATCTAATTCGGTGTGAACTTCCAGGATTGTGTACTGCTCGTCGGTGTCGTTCCGCTCAAGACCGTCTAACTCTCTAACTTTTGTCTTAACTTCGTCATTCGAGTCTTCATAGTCAGCCGAAATATCAACATCTCGGTAGACGCCAGCAACCTGTAACTTGCGAATTTGATTCTCGTCCATGCGAAGAACGTGTGTAATCCGCGATGCAGTAGCAAGGTCGCTCGCCGTGTAGGGGATAACCAAGTCTTCGGCAGGCACAAATCGAGATACCGGTCTTTGTTTAGTCTCATCGTAGTAAACTTTCTTAAAGGTTGAGCCACTTAACGGCAAATAGAACAGCATCTGATCCGTATCAGGATCAAACTCCTCCATCACCTCAGTGATCATATAGTTCATGTAGTTTTTGACGCGGGTTGCCTGATCTTCGACTTCCGGAGTTTTCGCTCCAAGAATATTTGTACGGACTGGACCGCCTGCCGGTAGCAGTTCTTTATAAGCCTGTGCCTGGAACTGCGTAACAGACTCAGCAATTAAAGGGTGGGTGACTCCTGACGCACCTTGGAAAGGTTGCGACCGCTCCTGATACTTGATTCCCAGGAGGTCGAGTCCTTTTGTATACCCGTCTTCCCACTCGGACCGCGAATCTTGGTCTGTTTCAAAATGCTCACGAAGTTCTGACGAAATCTCTCCAAGGGCACTATCATCCAACACCTCCGCGAGGTTTGCGTTGTGGTCGTATTGTTCTGTTTGTACCTCTGCACCTTCTGCGCCTCCCATCAGGGCCTGAATAATCGCGCCACCTGCGCCATCGTCCATGACTTCCGCGCCGCCAGCAAAGTCTTCGGCTTGTGGTAACTCGATTTCCATGCCTGGAACAGCCTCTAAAGCTGAATCCACCATGCCCATCATTCGATCAGGAGGTACTGACATTAGTAATACTCTCTATTTCTTGGTAGATCTTCCGCATCATCTTCTTCCCCTTCCAGTGCAATAAAGCCGCCCTGTCGGAAACGAATCAACGCCATCGTCATACTGTCCACAAAGTCATCATGATCACCGTTCGGAAACGCTGCACATTCTTCAATAACTTCGTCTGCGAACTTTTTGTCCGGTGCCCACACCATGCCAGCCTCAAAAAGAGGGGCAACCGTGTGCATCCGAGTCACTTTATCACGCCCTTTCGACGGAGTATAATTCATGACAGGTATGCCTGTCCTGCGTAACTCATCCGTCAGAGGCATTCCAGAAGCTTTTGCTTCCACAATCACCATGTCTGGTTCCCAATAGTCATGTTCTTCTAAGGCGACTTGTTTTAATTCCGGGAAGTTATAACGACCGCGACGAGCATCCAAAAGAATAAGATGATCTGGGCCCCCTTCCTCTGGCTCAAAGACTCCCCAGGTTGTGATTGCCGAGTAGTCAGCACTCTCTTTTTTCGAGAACGCCGTGTCATAAGACTGCATAATGTACTTAACAGGAGGTATTTCTTCTTCCTCCCACGTCATCCACCACTCCTTTTTGACAATTGCGCCTTCTGAAGCAGTGGGTTGTTGCTGCCACTGCGCGTTCCACTTGGCAACTGGCAGTGCCGCCTTGACCTTGAGCAGGTCGTCTTTGTTCCAAAATTCAGGCCATAAAGGGTTATCTGAGGGCATAATTGCAGGAAATTCAACAACTTCCCACTGATCGCTCATAACGTCATTAGCTTGTGCCTTGAGCAATCGACCGGTGAGATCCTTCGTACCCCACCGCGTCATCACTAGAATAATCGCACCACCCGGTTGTAGACGTTGACGAGGGCCTGACGTATACCATTCATAAGCGTGATCAAACGCTGTTTCACTAAGGGCATCTTGTTCCGAATGAGGGTCGTCAATGATAAACAGGTCCGCGCCGCGGCCAGTGACTGCCGCACCCACGCCCGCGGCGAAATATTCGCCACCCGCTGCCGTACCCCAGCGACCCGCTGCTTTATCGTCTGATTTAAGAAGTGTTTCTGGAAAAATTTCACAATATTGCTCCGATCCCATCAAATCTCGTACTTTTCGGCCAAATCTGACCGCCAATTCGGTGTTATGCGTCGCCTGAATGATCTTTAACTTCGGATTTCGGCCCAAAAACCACGCTGGCATGAGGTAAGACGCGAATTCTGACTTAGAATGACGCGGCGGCATGTTCACAATCAGCCGTTTTATCTCTCCTCGGGCGATTTGTTCGAGCTTTTCGGCGATAATTCGGTGATGTCGTCCTTCGATGAACCCGTCATAGACGTGGTGGACGAAGGGCATGAACTGGTCTTGGGCTTTTTCGCGAGTTTCGAGGCGAATTTGTGCCTCTTTAAGCGACAAAATCTCCTTGAGTACCTCATCTGGCAGAGATTCGAGGGCCGCGGACATTAGCTACGACGCTGCCCAATCGGAAATAGCGGAGAATACTGCCCTCGGGCCTGGAAACTTGGACGTAACCTCTGCGGAGCCAGACTTGGTAGCCCCGTATACGCATAACTCATCGGTCCGCGAGGCTGGTATCCCGCTTCTTGGACAACATTTCGTCCCTGATACTCTTCTTGTACAGGTTCTGGTACAACTTCTTGCGCTGGAGGAATAATCGGT